GGGCACGGGCAACTTCTGCTTCCACCTTTTGTCGAATTGTGTCGAATCCATCTGGATCGGCAGGCGACAAATTGTACTTGACCTCGATCGCCTCACGCGTATCGATCAGCTCTGCTAGCCGGACTTTTTCCTTATCAGTCAGGAATCCATTCTGCCTTTTTTTGAGCAAGCGTTCGATTTCCTTATCCATCGCATCAAGCGTTTCGATGTCTGCGCCGATCTGCTCGACAACTGAGGTGTATCCCGCTGCCTGCGCATCTGCTTTCATCTTTTCAAGCTCACTGCGGGTGGACGCTGTCAGTTCCTTAAAAGAATTCGTCCATTCCGATACAATCTCGTCAGATTCCTTCTCTCCATCCGTCCAGACCGCAATCAATCTGTTCATCCAATCCTCAGCAGTCTGTTGATCGCGAACAAAGTCACTTTCAGACATACCAAAGAAGGATAACCCCTCACTCGCTCCATAGAAGGTTTCAGCAGCGTTGCTCTTCCAATCATCCGCAACCTTCGCCATGCCTTCAAGCGCTTCTCGGGCTTCCTTCGCGCCAGAGGCATAATCGGCCAGCTTCACAGCGCCATAGACCAACGCTGCCGAGAGTGCGACCATTGCCAGTTTCGAGGAACTCAAAACCTTAACCAGGCCCCCAATACCACCACCTGCGACAGACACCTTGGCAGAAAACTTGCCGAGTGCAATGCCTGCTTTGCCAAGTACTGATGTCACCTGTCCAACTGCTCCTACGGTCTTGCCAAGAACCAGAATTGCAGGACCGGCTGCAGCCGCAAATGCAGCAAATTTGATGATCGCCTGTCTCTGGCTTTCATCCATTTGAAGAAAGGAGTTCAGTAACTCGTTTCCCTTCTCGATAAGTTGCTGGATCGTCGGATTCAGATCGTCGCCAATCTGCTGTGCAAAGAGCATGGCTGTATTCTTGAGATTGAGCAGCTTGCTCTGCGTGGTCGCATAGCGCTTCTCTGCCTCATTGGTCAGCGCAAGATTCTCGTTCCATGCCGCGTTCGCTGTAGCCTGCGTCTGCGTGAAAAGCTCATGTGCATTGGTTGCTCGAAGCAATGTATCGCGGAGTCGGACTTCCGCAATGCCGATCTCATTCAAGGTCGCAATCGCAGACATGCCTTCTTCGTCCATCTTTGCCAAGCCTTCAATAAACGCCTGAAACGCAGCGGCTGGATCAGAGTCCCAGAGCGCTTTGAACTGCTGAGCAGACAGACCCGAGATCTTTGCAAAGTCATTGAGCGATTCACCGCCAGTGGCAGCTGCAACTTCCATTTTGACCAAAGCTTTTGAAAAAGCGCTGCCGCCCATCTCCGCCTCGATACCCAAAGAGGAAAGGGCTGTTGCAAAACCCAGAATCTGCGCTTCAGAGAGCCCCACCTGATTACCTGCACCTGCCAGACGCATGGACATCTCCATGATCGCGCTTTCTGTCGTTGCGTAATTGTTACCAAGATCTACCAGTGCAGCACCAAGATTGCCAAACAGGCCCTGATCCATGTTCATGATGTTTGCAAACTTCGCAAGCGTGGTCGCTGCTTCTTCAGCGACAATATCCGTGCTGTTGCCCAGGTCGATCATCGTACGCACGAACTCCATTAGGTGTTCGTTTTCGATGCCAAGCTGGCCTGCAATGGCAACAACCTCAGCAATGTCTTCAGCCGAAGTCGCAATCTCTGTAGACATCTGCTTGATCTCGTTTGAAAGAGCAGCAAATTCTTCTTCAGTAGCATTCACAGTCTTTCGCACACTCGTAAAAGCCGATTCATAGCTAATTGAGGACTTGATAGCTGTAGCTCCCAAAGCCGTAATGGGAGCAGTGAGCGCGGTTGTCATTCCGCGTCCGACAGTGGTCATGCCCTTTGAAAGCGATTCACACTTCTTTGAGAAAGCCGTAAGCGCATCGCCAGCGGTAGTCCAGCCCGACTTTAGCCTGTAAAGCTCTTCGGTCAGCTTCTTGATTTCTGCCTCAGTATCTTTGACAGCTGCTTTTGCGTTGTTTAGGTTGGTTTTGGCTTTTGAGATCGCATCAGCGTTATTCTGCATGGTCTTGCTGTTGGACTTGATCTGGCCCTCGAGCAATTTGACCTTGTCCGCCAATTCCTGATACTCTTGCTTCGCCAGTTCAAGATTACCTTTGGCTGCAATGGTCGCAGAATCAGATTCACCAAGCGTAGATGAATAGCGCTCATAAGTAGCCTTGGCAGCATCAACTGCTGTCTTCGCGCGATCCATTTCAACACGGGTGTCTGCCAAGGCCTGCTTCATACGCTCTTGACGATTGTAAGAGTCAACAAGCTTCTGATTGGCAGCAACCAACGCCCTTGAATACTGGTCTACGGCACGGTTTTGCTGAGTCAGCTTTTGACCGAGCATAGACAGCTTCGATTCAGTCCCAGCGACCGTCTTCTCGAAATTCTCTACACCGGCACCTGCCAAACGGAAAGTGGACTCCGCTTCCTTGATCTGCTGGTTGATGGTACGCATATTTCGCGCAAAGTTATCGCTATCGAGCGACAGCGCTACCACCAACTCGCGCAAGACCTCAGACATGTTGCTCACCTCCCAATCAAAAAAGGCCGAAAGTCAACTCTCAGCCTACGGTTTCAAATTGCGCCAAACCTCATCAATGAATGCTGGTTTGGGCTGTTTCTTTATATACTCACGCTGCACATCCCACGCCCGTAGGCGCAGAAAACCCAGCATGTCCATTTCGTCTATTTCTTGCATTCGCCACCCCGCTTTTAGAAGCTCATTAAAGGTGGCATAGATGTATTCCGGTAGCGTAAGATTCGCAGAGTCGTTTACTCCTCGATGACCTGATCCATCATCAGCTGCTCCGCTTCTTTCGTCACCGGAATCGTAGGGAAAGAATCCAGCACCTCAGTCGTCTGTGTCTGCACAGCCATCAAAGCGAGCGCGATATCGTGCATCATTCGATCTGCAGGATAGTGGTCGTACATCTCATCCGGCGTAAACTGATTGCCGAAGAGAATGCAGAACCATTTGACCATCGTATCGAGGGCATCCGCAACGGCGATCTGTTCACCAGAAACATCCTTGCCCTCCGTGGCATCCTTAGAAATGCGCACCAGTTTGCCATACACTTTGGCAGCAGGCTCCATCTCGCGGAGTGCGCGACCACTGATGAAGTCAACAGAATACTTTTTCTCGCCCAGAGTACAAGTGATCATGTGATGTCCTCCTTTAGAAAGTAAACTGCCGCACAGCATCAGTGCCATGCGGCAGCTTGGGATTATTCAGCCGTAGTGAACGTCGGCTCGTAAACAGTCGTAAGGAATGTGGCCGCCTTTTCACTGGTGAAACCATTTTCGCCTTCATCAGCTACCGCCTGGTACTGGCCGTCATGGGTACGCTTGATCGCCGTCCACTCAACCTCGCCCGTCTGGCGCGTCAGCGTCGTGCCTTCCTTGGTTGCATAGTTCTCCGTGACCGGCTTAGCCCTCACCTTGTAGAGCCAGACATAGCGATACTTGTGATTGGACTTCTCGCTCATAAAGCCAACCGCGAAATACGGCGGCTTATCCGTGGAAGTCCTAATCAGCACGCCATTGTCGTCGATCTTGTTGCCAAAGATCATCTCCTGGATCTGAAGCGGTACATCAGCCATCTTGGTCTTGAACGCCAGCTCAGGATCCGGATAGAGAACATCGAATTCGACATCATCCGCATACTGGACATCGGGATCCGCGTTCTCAGGGGTGATGGACGCTTCAATGGCACCGGCCATCAGCTGAAGCTCTCCATACGTATGCTCCGCTTCAGTATCCGTAACCAGCGGAGCAATCACGACATTTTTAAGACCAACCGTCGAAGAGACAGCCGGAGATGCAGCGGGAGTTGCCATCGTCTATTTCCTCCTTATATGTTTCTCAGTTCATCGCGCAAAACGCGCTTGATTTCTTCATAGGCCTCATCTGACTTGGTATCAAACGCTGGCCGAACAAAGGGATGCGCGGGCGCTGGTGCAGGGCCACCGTGACCAAACTCGACTGGATTGGCATAGTACGCGCCGCGCTCCTTGTAATGAACGCCGATGGTGATCTTCTTACCACCATCACTTTTCTTGCGGACGTTGCCCGTCTTGATCGAGTCGTGCAGATCGCCCGTGATTTGCTTGGGATCTGTAGATGCGTTATGGAGCATCTGCTGCTCAATAGGCACCGCGCCCGCTTTGAGCGCACGGTTCACACCTGGTCCCTGGTCAAGTGCAGCCGCCATGTTGAGCAGATCGTTTTGCAGATCCGTAAACCCACGCAACTCAATGGCCATAGTCCACATCCTCTCGCCATACCCACGTCCATTGGACAGTAAACTGCCTTGTGGCTGTATCGTAAGCAGGCTGGTTATAGCCCTTATCTGTTTCCTCCGCCATGGAGAAGCCAGCAGCGTACATTGCTAAGCGTATGGTTTCGCGCATGCTGCTTGGATCGATGTCGCTCCAAAGGTTTAAGTAGATAAAGGTTCGAATGGAAACCACCCGGTCGTCTACATGCGCCTCTTCTGTCGTTGTCGTGGAATACACTACATATTGAAGGGGCGGGTTCTGGTTAGGTGACGTCGCTCTCCAGATACCTGCCATGACCGGAATGCCTATTTCTTTGAGAGCCTGCTGAACCTGACGCATTAGCCACTCACTCCCTTCGACAGGGAAGCCTTGAGGCCGAGATAGGTGCGTTTGAATGAGTACTCGCCCAATGTGGAGATGTTCCATTTCTCATTCTGGAACTTCACCCACATTCCGGGCTTCACATCCGTTCGATATCGGATTGTAAAGTTCAGGACTGCCTCCGTGTTCACCACGTCAGCTGCGCGATAGTGTTGGTTACCAGCATCAATAACGGCTGCCCAGACCTTACAGACTGTTACATCAGTAGGTTCCGGGTAGCCGTTTTCATTGATGATGTTTTCCGTATAGCCGATCTCGATCATGTGCCGAAGATCTCCTGGGCGCGGATTGCTCTCAAAGTTTTTGTAACCCCGCAAACAACCACCTCCTAGAACATCTTCTCGGGATCTCGATGCGGATACAGTAGATTCTGGAATGCAGTACGCATGGTCGCATAGGCAATATTGTCGGCTGCCTCACGATTCTCGTAGAAGTGACCGACCATCAGCAGCACCGCTAGACGAACCGGCTCAGGTGCCGTATCTGAAAAAGACACCCTCGTATAGTCCTCTGCTGCCTCCTGTGCCTGCGCGATCAGCGACTCGAGGTATTCATCTTCTTCATTGTGCTGAACACGAAGATGCGTTTTGACCTCATCAATCGTCAGGATCACGTTGCATCACCGCTCGTCTGCTCAGACACCAGTCCGGCCTTACGCAGTTCAGCGATCAGGCCATTGTAATCTTCACGAAGCGCTGCAACCGTGGTGGCATCACTCTCCGTGACATTCAGCAGAACCGGCTCACTGGCAGTCGGAAGATCAAAGAGGCCTTCAGCGCCTTCAACGGTTGCTCCCGGAAGAAACGTCAGCTTGCCACCGATCACCCACTCATTGCCACCGTGGGCATGATAGTTACGGGTACTGTTACTCATGAAAAAACCTCCAATTCAAAAGGGAGCTGCCCAAGCGGACAACTCCCTCTTATTCATCAGGCACCCTTCATCTGCAGGCACTTGACTGCCTCCGGAAGAATCAGGCGACCATCCACACGCTGCGTGATCTTGAAGCCAATCTGATCGGTCGCGGCATACAGCTCATTGAGACGCGCGAGACTACGGCCCTCACGATCGGCAAGCCAATAGTAGCTGTAGTCACCATAGAGAATGGCCTTATTGCCAGCAGTCGGCAGCGGCATCGTGCTGCAGCTAACCACGCGGGTATTGAGCAGCTGATCCGGCTGACCATACAGGATATTCGGCTGCCAGAGATAGTGACCATTGCCGTCCTTGAGCTTACGCAGCATGGCAATCGTGGCATCA